GCGATCAGATTGGACACCCGCGAGGAGGACGAAATGAAAACTGACGCGATCGATCGATTCGCCCAGCGCGTTGCACTCGATGAGTCAGGCTGTCTGATCTGGACCGGCCCAACAAACAGTCAAGGGTGCGCGGTCTTCAATTACGAGTATCGCCAGCGGGGTGCCCATCGGTGGATCTACGAGTACCACTTTGGACCACTAGGGGAGCTCCTCGCCTGCCATCGCTGCGACAACCCGCCGTGCGTTAATCCTGATCATCTATTCGCCGGAACGGACGCAGACAACGCAGCAGACAGAGCCGCCAAGGGCAGAACGGTGTCACCGTACGCCGGTCGCGCTGTGTGCAAGAACGGGCATGAGATGACCGAAGAAAACACGCGGATCGACCGCCGGAATGACTCGAAGTACGTCCACCGCACGTGTAGGAAGTGCCACGCAAATCGTGAGGCCGTCAGGCGATCCGCGAAGTCTAAGCCCGTCACCGGAGTCTCCTGATGCCCCGAGAGCACAGGCCGCTCGTCTTCGTCGACGACCCGGGGACCACATGGGGGATCTGGTGCTTGGACTGCGACCTGTACCGCTTCGGGTTCTCCTCAGACATCCGCCCCAAGAGGCTCGCTGCCCGGCATGAGCAGGAGACCAGCCCGGTACTACAGGAGGCCTCGTGACCGTAGGAGTGACGTGCCCGGTCTGCAATCAGCCCTGCAGGGAACGTAGGGACGGAAAACTCTCGGAGCACAAGACCCCCTTCTACGTCCTTGGCCAGCGCGCAGGTGGGCGATTGCGCGAGCGCTGCCCATACTCGGGCGGCACGTGGCAGGACGCCGAAGACCGCATCACGCCCCTGAAGAGACGGCGACTGGATCGGGAGGCGGCAGATGCCAAAGGCCACTAGAGCGGTCCAGGAGGTCGCCAGACGCATCGTGAGGGAGCGCGACGACTGCCACTGTCAGATGTGCGGCAAGTCGCTGTGGTCAGCCCAGGGAAGCGTTCACCATCGCCTGAACCGTGGCCGCGGCGGCAGCGCCCTACTCGAACGCGCCTCGATCCTCATCACTGCATGCGGGGACGGCGTCTACGGCTGCCACGGGCTCGTGACAGAGAACCCAGAGTGGGCACGTTCCATCGGCTGGCTGCTGCCACGGAACAACCCCGATATCGACCCCACCCAAGAGCCACTGCTCACGTACCGCGGCTGGGTGCTGCTTGACGACCTCGGTGGACGCGTCCCCTACATCGGGGAGGCGGTATGAGGATTCTCGACGCCTTCTGCTGCCAGGGAGCGGCTAGCAAGGGATACGTGGACGCCGGCTTCGAAGTGGTTGGTGTGGATATCGACCCGCAACCGCGGTACCCGCACGAGTTCTACCAGGGTGACGCGGTGCAGTACATCCGCGACTATGGTCATGAGTTCGACGCGATCCACGCCAGCCCGCCTTGCCAGCGCTACAGCAAGGCGCAGCGAATCCGGGACCGCGAGCACCCAGATCTGATCGGACCGACCCGTGAGGCGCTAATAGCCGCTGGTGTGCCCTACGTGATCGAGAACGTCGAGGATGCATGCGCGGAGCTCGTTCAACCTGCGGTGCTCTGCGGCGCCTTCTTCGGCCTCCGGACCTACCGTCACCGCCTGTTCGAAACCAGCTTCCATCTCGAGCTCCCGCTCCACTTCGATCACCTCGAGCGCACCGTGAAGATGGGGCGCGCAATCACCCCTGGGGACTTCTACCACGCTGTCGGCAACTTCAGCGGGGTCGACTACGTGCGCACCGACCTAGGTGTCCCATGGATGAACCGGGACGGCATCCGGGAGTGCATTCCCCCGGTCTACGCCGAGTTCATCGGCCGCCGACTGATGGCATTCCTGCGCGCCTCGGAGGTGGCTGCCTAGTGAGCGTCGATCCCCTGCACGCCCCCGGCCGGCGGCTGTACGAGCAGGCGATGGCGCTCCGTCGAGCGAAGCGGCGCTTCCTGCTGCGTCGGGCAACCGTCGTACCCCGTGAACCGGGGAAGGTTCTGCAGTTCCCGATCAAGAAGGAGGTGCCACATGGCGAGGATTAGGACGATCAAGCCGGACGCCTTCATGAGTGACAGCCTGTCCCGGGTTCCGCGGGGGGTCCGTTGGACGTTCGCTGGGCTCTGGACCTACCTCGACGACGAAGGCCGCGGACGCGATGACGTGCGCCTCATCAAGGCCGCGCTATACCCGCTCGACGACGACGTCGCCCTGTCGATGCTCACCGACGATCTGAAGCAGCTCGAGCACATCGGCTGCATCTGCCGGTATGAGGCGGACGGCAAGACCTACATGCACGCCCCGGGATGGGGTGACCACCAGCGCGTCAGCCACCCCACACCGAGCAAGCTCCCGAGGTGCTCACGACACGATCCTGATCCATTCTTGAAGCCTCCCGAGGAATTCGTGAAGCCTCCCGAACCTCTCCGCCCTGAAGGGAAAGGAAAGGAACAGGGAAAGGAAGGGAAGGGAACGCGTGCGCGGGCTACCTCATCGGATCCCCTGTTCGATGAGTTCTGGGCCGCCTACCCGCGGAAGACCGACAAGGGCAACGCCCGTAAGGCGTGGGACAAGGCGGTCAAGAAGACCGACGGTCGGACCATCATCCTCGCTGCTGCTGCTCTTGCCGCATCCAAGCCAGACCTGAAGTTCACCGCACATCCGTCGACCTGGCTGAACGGCGAACGATGGGACGATCAGCCGCTGACGCTGATCGCCGGTGGCCGGAACCCTGACGGCAGTCGGCCGGCGTACGCGAAGGACGACGTACGGGCGAGGTTCCAGTGAAGCCCTACTACGCCGACGAAGCGGTGACGCTGTACCACGGCGATTGCCTCGATGTGCTCCGCGAACTGCCTGAGAGCAGCGTCGACGCGGTGGTCACGGACCCACCCTACGGCCTCTTGTTCATGGGGAAGCAGTGGGATGACCACGTCGATAACGCGCAGTTCGGAGCCTGGTGCCAGACGTGGTCAACCGAGTGCCTGCGCGTCCTCAAGCCAGGCGGTTACATGCTCGCCTTTGGTGGCTCCCGAACATGGCATCGCCTCGCCGCAGCCGTCGAGGACGCCGGGTTCGAGATCCGCGACTCCATCGCCTGGCTGTACGGGAGTGGGTTCCCGAAGTCGCTCGACGTGTCCAAGGCGATCGACAAGCAGCGGACCGAGGATCGCGCCCCCGTCGATGCCGTACGGGCATGGCTGAATGCGCGGCGACTAGAGGTCGGGCTGAGTCACGATGCCGTGAACAAGCACTTCGGCCACGCAAGCAACGGCGGCGGATCATCGTCGGGCTGGATGACGAACCCCACGAGTCGCAACCTGCCCACCTGGGATCAGTGGCTCGCACTCAAGGCTCTGTTCGGATTTGGCGACGGCATGGACGCCGAGGTGTGGCGACTCAATGGCCGCAAGGGCAAGCCGGGAGACAACTTCGAGGCTCGCGAGGTGCTATCCGAGCGGGTTACCGAGGTCAAGGGTGGAACATGGGCTGAGGTCGCTACGGGTCGTTTCCGCGTCGGCGAGAAGGTCATCCATGAGACCGCCCCCGCTACCGAAGCCGCCCAGCAGTGGCAGGGCTGGGGCACCGCGCTCAAGCCCGCGTTCGAACCGATCGTCGTCGGCCGCAAACCCCTCACCGGGACAGTTGCCTCCACAGTCTTGGAGCACGGCACCGGGGCGCTGAACATCGACGGCTGCAGGGTGCAGGGCGAGCCGTGGAAGGCGCACCGTGCGACCGGCCTAGGGTCCGTGAAGTTCTTCACCGAGGGCGAGACACCGGTTATTGACAAGGAGCCGCACGACGCAGGCCGCTGGCCGACGAACGTGGTGCTGGACGAGTCGCAGGCCGCCGAACTCGACAAGCAGACCGGCGTACTGACCAGCGGCAGCCGGGCGGCCGGGACCTACGGCCTGATGGGCTACATGGGCGCGGACGCTGCACCGATGCCCGCAGTGAATGGTGACTCCGGCGGCGCGTCCCGGTTCTTCCCGACCTTCCGGTACGAGGCGAAGGCTCCCAGCTCCGAGCGCCCGCGCGATGGTGAGACCGCGCACCCCACGGTGAAACCGCTCGACCTGATGCGGTGGCTCGTCCGCCTTGTCACCCCACCTGGCGGGACCGTCCTCGAACCATTCGCGGGCTCCGGCACGACCGCTGAGGCGTGCGTCATCGAGGGCTTCAAGTGCATCGCGATCGAGCGGGAGGCCGACTACCTGCCGCTCATTGTCAACCGGCTATCCAAGCCCATCCAGATGGGATTCGACTTCGAGGACGGTGGTGCTGCGTGAACGACGACCTCGCGGAGCAGAGCGTCCTGTCCTGCTGCTACCAGTCCCCTCTGGCGTTCGAGCGTGCCTCGGCGATTCTGACTGGCGTCGATTTCTACAACCCGAAGCACGAGCGGCTGTGGGGCGTTCTGCGGGCTTTGAAGTCCCAGGGCGGGGCGACGGACGCGACAGCCGTGCAACTCGCCCTGAGGACGACGCCTGACCTGATGGCGGCGCATCTGGCGGCATCCTCGAACCCCGCGGTGGTGGATTCGGTCGAGCACTACGCCTCCGAGGTGAAGGGGTTCTCCCGGCGCCGCCAGATCATCGCTGCCTGCCGTGTCACGCTACAGAAGGCCGAGAACCTCGAGAACGACCCGCAACCGCTGATCTCGGAGGCAGTGAACCGCCTCGCTGGGATCAGGGACCTCGGGGCGCCGGACATCTCAACGGTGATGCTCGGCGAGCTCATGGCCGAACCTGAGGAGGAGTACGACTGGGTCATCCCCGGCCTGCTCGAGCGGATGGACCGCCTCGTCATCACTGGCGAGGAGGGGCTCGGTAAGAGTGTGTTCCTCCGGCAACTGGCGCTGATGGGGGCCGCAGGGATCCACCCGTTCACCCGGGAGCCGATGAAGCCGATCAAGGCGCACATCATCGACCTGGAGAACACCCGCAGGCATGTGAAGCGCCAACTGCGGGGCATGTGGCTGCAGGCCAAGACCCAGGGCAAGGACCCGTCCGACCGGGTGGCGATCGACTGCAGGCCAGGCGGGATCGACATCTGCCGCGATGCGGACTTCTCCTGGGTGAACCGCTGCCTCGACGCGACCCAGCCTGACCTGCTGATCATCGGGCCGCTCTACAAGATGGTTCCCCGCGCACTCCAGACCGACGACCATGCCGCCCCGGTGATCGCAGCCGTCGACGCTCTCAGGGCCCGCAACATCACCATCGCGATGGAGGCCCACGCCGGCCACGGCACGAAGAACGACGAACGCAACATGCGCCCCCGCGGCTCCGCTGCCCTGATGGGCTTCCCCGAGTTCGGCTACGGCCTCCGCTGGAACGAGGTCGGTGACGTGGACATGGTCGCGTGGCGCGGCGACAGGGATGAACGCAGCTGGCCTCGGCGGATCAAACGGGGAGGGCTCTGGCCATGGACGCCGATCGACCCGACAGCAAGCGAAGAGGACTGGCAACGACAGATGAGGGAGTTCGCATGACTGTGACCGTTCTGACTTGCCCAGTGTGCAAAACGTGGCAGATCGATGACTTGGGAATCGAAGGTGAATTGCGCCGCGCCATCGATCTTCTGGGCAAGCACATCTGGCATTGCGTGAATCCTCTGGCCGCTGACTACGCAGGCCCCTACACCGAGGAGTCGGAATGAGCCACCGCAGCAGGAGAGATCCGCTCGCCGAGACGCTTGCCCGAATTGGCCGCGATATGGCGCAGCAGCGCACGGCGGCCGAACATCACAAGCGCCTCGGCCTCGACGACCGGCACAACTACCACGAGTATCACCGCCTTGATCAGGGTCGCTGGGCGTTCTACGAGTCTGCTCGGTTGATCTGCCAGTACTTCGGCCGGGATTTCGAGGCGTGGTTGAGCGAGTGGGGTCCCGAGGAACCGGAACGCTCGCCTGCCACCCCCTACACCGAACAGGAGGCAACCAAGTGACGCGCTGGCAGAAGTTCCTATGGCGACTCGGCTTCACCGGGTACGCCCACGTCAACAACGCTCAGGCTCTGCTGGAGCAGCGAGACCTGCAGGTGGTCCGCAAAACGCTCGGCACGGTCCGCAGGGAGCGGGACTACGCGCACTTGCTGCTGCGCGCCGTGCGGGAGGTTGTGGTGCTGCCCGCTCCTCTGCATCGGTCGATCAACTGCGCAACCGCCTCTGAGTCCGAGGGTGACATCGAGCAGCACGAGATCGAGACAGCGGCCTTCCTGGATCGCGAAGGGATCCGCGCCGAACAGGAGACAACCAATGGCTGAGCACCCGAAGCTCTACATCGCGCTGCGTACTCGCACCAAGCGGTGGACGCTGAACCTCGCGGTGGCCTTGCTCGGCAGGTCCACGGGCTGGTGCCCACCAGATGCTGAAGGAACCCGCCGGTGAGTGACCGTGATGCCTTCCGCGCTAACAGGGAAGCCGGTCTACGTGCACGTCACGAGACCCGCGCGAGCAGGCTGCCTGAGCATGTGCGCGGCGACGGGCCGTGCAGCAATTGCGGCACCCAGAACAACCCGATCTGGTTCACGGAGAGCGTGTTCTGGAACGCCGTGGTCCGCGTTGAGCCCCGCCTCACCGATGACGCTGAGATCCTCTGTATTCCGTGTTTCGTGATCATGGCCGACAAGCGCGGCTACAGGTGCCACTGGCGACTGCTGCCTGAGTGGCATTGGGAGACCAAGGATGAGGCTGCTGCCCGTGGGGAAGGTGCCTCATGACCGACGAGACCCGCGAGGCACGAGCCATCCGCAAACAGGTGGCCGAGGAGATCGCGCAGGCTTTCCTGAACTACATGACCAACGACATCCTCGGCCGGGCTGACATCAGCATCGACCGAGCGGTGGCCATCGTCCGCGAGATCGGCACCAAGGAGGCCGGGGAGTGAGCACGATTGACGCGGATCCGACCAAGGCGGCCCGCAAGATCGCCTGCGTTCTGCTCGGCCTACTGGAGCCCGAGACCGCGCAACTCCTCGCATCCAAGGCGGCCGAGCGCGGCGAGCCGTGGCTGTACGACCACTGGCGCAAGTGGCTCGCCGACGGTGAGCGCGAATCGCATGCGCAGATCTTCGCCTTCACCCCTCGGGAGACCCCGTGACCAAGCAGGTGCGTAACGGTCTCACCCAGAAGCAGCGGAAGTCCCAGAACAAGCGCATCGCCACCGCGATCGACACTTACATGATCCGCTCGAGCCCACCGATGCGCAGGAACTGGAAGAAGGAACCCTATGGCACCCGGGAAGGTGAAACGCCGTGACCAACCTCGACCCTGCCTACTGCGCCGATGGGTGCGGACGCCTCGCTGACCGTGAGCGGCCCATGGGTGTCACAGCTGACGGAGACCTGATCGTCGAACTGGTGTGCCGTACCCACGAAACCCTGGAGGTGGCGAGTTGAGTAACACCTGCGCCTGCGGTCGGCCCGCAGACAACGCCGCGATCTGCACAGGGTGCGCCAAGGCCCTGGAGATCGCCCTCGGCAACATCTCCGCCTACTGGGCCGACCTCGACACCGTGAAGGGCCGCCAGACCCGCTACGGGGGCACAGGAGGCCGCTCAGGGACCGAGAAGCCACTCCCGGTGGACCTGAGGTTCCTCGGGCCCTGGGAGGACGGCAGCATGCTCCAGGAGGCCACCAAGAACACCATCGCCACCTGGGCTCGGGTGGCGATGGAGGCCAAGCCCATGCTCGCCGGCCCGACGCACGCCGCCTGCCTGCACGTCTCCTGCTCCATCGGCCGCAGATCCAGGTGGCCCGCTGACACCGTGGCGTCCTGCTGCCTGTACCTCCTCGGCCACGCCGACTGGATCCGCACCCAGCACTGGGCACCGGAGATCCTGGACGAACTGGACGATCTGGAGGCGCAACTCCGGCGCATGGTAGACCGCCCCGCCGACAAATGGTTCGCAGGACCCTGCGACATCTGCAAGCGGGACCTGTACGCCAAGGTCGGGGCCAAGACGGTGGAGTGCAACGACTGTGACCGGGTTTACGACATCGCGGTCAGGAGGGCGGCATTGCTGGCGGAAGCGGAGGACTACCTAGCCAACGCCACCGAACTGGCCCGCGCGGTGTCCTGGCTCGGCTCAGAACCTCTCACTGCGGCGCGGGTGTGGAAGTGGGCCGAGCGGGGCCGCATCACCGCCAAGCAGCACGTGGAGATCAGGGGCAGGCAAATCCCGCAGTACCGGATCGGGGACGCCCTCGATCTGCTAGCTATCGACACCACCAAGAAGGCGGGATGATGTACCCATGAGCCGATGGGGCGGAGTTACAGCAGAAGAGGCAGCGGTCCACTTGAAGACTGCCTTAGGGGGGTGTCCGCACAGTCAGGCCGAGCCTGTCATCTTGAGTACAGGCGAGACGGTGGCCTGTGTCTGCATCGCCTGCTGGGACCCTCTGCCTGCCGCGTGGGTGCGGGATCAAATGGAGCTGGCTCACCGAGTGGCGTATTGCCGGCACGAGAATGAAGTCACTCTCTGCAGCCTGGGTGATCCTGTAGACACCCTGCTTTGCGTAGGCTGTGGCAGACAGAGGACTGCGTAGCCACCCAGCGTGTCGCTTGTCTACAGGTACCTACGCTAGGTAGTGTCAGGGTTCAGTGGTGCGGAGCTATCTCTGCATCCACCCCAGGTGTGTCCGGACACTGGCGTGGGTAGCGCCTGCGAGAAGCCCGGTTGCAGCCCTCTCAGTGGATAGCGTCCCTGATGGGGGCTGCGTAATTCACTGGGTCAACGAGCCTTCGTCTCCACAGACGACACGATCACCTGAGGTAGCACCACCACACAGGTCACGTCGTACCAGTGGTCAGCCCACTTCGTCTTGTGGTTCACCGAGGTACGCACCTGCCACTCGGTACCACTGCGCGCGTAGAACTGGGCCTCACCTGAAGGCAGGGTGACCAGAGGATCCAGCCTCTCCTGTGCCGCAGACGTACACGCAGCAGCCATCTGCTCAGCCTCAGCCGGCGTATCACTCGCAGGCTCAGGCCCACCGTGTACCGCTACCGCTACACCCACACCTAGTGCAACGGTAGCTACCCCAGCTACTACCCACCGTGTACGTTCCCCCACTACTTGGCTCATGCCACTGAGTGTGCGCTACACGGAGAGCCCATGGCCAGAGCATGGAAGGTGTGCGCTACACCCACCTGCCCTGAGCTGGTACCACCAGGTCAGACGTACTGCGATGGATGCGACACCGAGGTAGACAGGATCAGAGGTACAGCAGCACAGCGCGGTTACACCAGTGCAGGGCACAGACGATTCCGCAAGCAGGTGCTCGCCCGTGACCCCATCTGCATGGTGTGCAGGGCAGCCCCCTCGACAGTGGCCGATCACCACCCGCTGAGCAGACGCGAGCTGGTAGCAGCAGGCATGGACCCGAACAACCCTGATCACGGTCGCGGTGTGTGCAAGCCATGCCATGACACGGAGACAGCGACCCACCAGCCCGGTGGATGGAACGACCGCAGCCGGTGATCGTCAGTCACGAAGGGTGGGGAGTCACCCCCTCACCCGGTAGGGACAAAAGACCGCCGGGAAGGC